CAGTACATGATTAACGAATTAAAAGAGGCTTTTGCCGACACTTCACTTGGAAAGTTTAAAGTCAGCGCAAGTGCTGGTAAAAACTTTGGTGAGATGAGAAAATTGAATATTTATTAACTATTTATAGAGCTAAAGGAGAAGTGCTCATGAAAATCACCAAAGAGAAACTTAAGACGCTGATTAAAGAAGAATTAGACGCAATGCTGCAGCTGGAGGTCTTTGATACTTCATCTGCTGGAGAGGGCCAAGATCCGGCCTCAACGGGGATTGATAACCTACAAGACTTACGCAAGGAGCTTGTTGACATGTCCAGGGATTTAACTGGAATCACTGCTGCCGAACTTCCTCATGTGCAGGTTGCCCTTGAATTAATTAGGCTAGCAAAAAAAGAACCCATCGAGAACGAAGGCGATCTGAAAGCTCATTTGATGCTAGTTGCTCAAGACTTGGAAGACGCTTCTAAATAGCCCTATAGGTGAATAATGCAGACAATTATAGGTTTGGGGCAAGCCGGCTGTAATATAGCAGACAAGTTTTCCCAATACCCACAATATACGGTTTATAAGATTGATGTTGGTTTAGAGAAGAAACCGCGTCATTACGCAATGAAGCAGCAAGACCACCCAGAGCAATATGAGGCAAACTGCCCAAATTTAAGCAGGTTTTTTAAGGGGGTGAGCGACGACGAAATCTTGCTTATTACAAGCTGCGGGTTTGTGTCGGCTGCTTCATTGCGTATCCTTGAGGCGCTAAAAAAGAAAGGATGTAAAATTAATGTCCTATACATCAAGCCCGACACCTCTTTACTTCCTCAGTTAAAAGTTTTGAATGATAATGTTCTTTTCGGAGTGCTACAAGAATATGCTCGTTCAAATGTCTTCGAGAGGGTTTATCTAGTTGATAATACTGTTTTGGCCGAAACAATAGGAGACGTCCCTATTCGTGAGTATTATGATAGATTAAATGATATGATTGTCTCTACGGTGCATATGATTAATGTCTATAATCATTTAGAACCTGAGATATCTACCTTTGCTGAGCCCGTTCCTACTGCTAGGATTTCCACTCTCGGTTTGGCTAATTTTGAAAATGGTGAAGAAAATTTATTTTTTGATCTTGACGTTTCTCGCGAAAAGAGGTATTATTATGCTATACCCGAAGAGCAATTAAAAACAGACGGAACTTTAATGAAAAAGATCACAGAACAGCTTAAAAATAGTATTCAGTATGATAAAATGAAAGTGAGTTATGGGATCTATTCAACAAGCTATGATGTTCCGTATGTCTATTGCTTGGCGAATAGTTCTGTAGTACAAAATATGAATTTTAGACTTGACAAAGATTTAATTTAATGTAATAATATAATCAGCAGTGTGAGAGAGTTATCACATTGACTTTAACAAAGGAGAAAAATAATTATGGCACTTGATATGAAGAAAATGATGGAGCGCAAGAAGGCTCTAGAAAGTAAAGGGGGCAACAATCAATTTTGGCGTCCTCAAGATGGGGAACAGACAATCCGCATCGTACCAACAGCAGACGGCGATCCTTTCAAGGATTACTGGTTTCACTACAATCTTGGAAACAATCCCGGCTTTTTGAGCCCAAAGCGCAACTTCGGTGAAGATTGCCCACTTGACTCTTTTGTTCGTAACTTGTGGAACGGAAGCGATGAAGATAAACGAATGGCTAAGAAGCTTTCTGCTCGCCAACGTTTCTTTGCTCCGGTTCTTGTGCGAGGCGAAGAACAACTAGGCGTGCGAGTTTGGGGCTTTGGAAAGCAAGTTTATGAATCACTTTTGAATCTTGTTCTAAACCCAGAATACGGAGATATCACAGATCCCGATTCAGGAACAGATCTCGTCCTAACATACGGGAAGCCAGCAGGCGCTTCCTTCCCGCAGACCAACCTCACCCCACGCCGTCGGAGTTCCCCGCTTTGTGACGACGGCCCTGAGCGTTGTGCAGAACTTCTGGAAGACATTCCAGACTTTGACAGTCTTTTTGTCGGCAGCAAAAAGTCTTACGAAGAAGTTCAAGCAATGCTTGATGAATTCCTTTTGGGCGATTCTGACGCCGAAGAGGTTTCATCTGAGACTACCAAGTATAACAACAATAATACCGAGTCCAACTCGGTAGATAAAGCCTTCGCAGATTTGCTTGGTAGTTGATTTTTTAAGGGGGGCGAAAGCCCCCCTTTCTTTTTAAAATTATGTGGTATACTGGATCTGGAAAAACATTAACTTTTGAAGCTATAATCGAGAAGATTAAATTACATTCTCAAAAGGGCGGAACAGTCTTTATAGGTACAGATAGCTGCGTGAGTAGAAGAAAGTGTATTTTTTCTACCGCAATCTGCTTACATGGAGCAGAGAACCAAAGAGGTGGCCGATATTTTATCAGCAGGAGACAAGTTGAAGCAAAAGAATATCCGACACTTTTACAAAGAATTACATCAGAAGTGGAAAAATCTATTGACATTGGAATGCGAATAATGTATCATTGTCCTAGAGTAAAGATTGAGCTTCATTTAGATGTAAGCGAATCAGACAAGAACGAGGGAACAAGTAAGTTTTCAGATATGTTGATCGGCTATGCAAAGGGAAGTGGGTTTGAGTGTAGAGTGAAACCCGATGCGTTTGCTGCTTCAACAATAGCAGATAAACATTCAAAATAGGGGGAAAAGAAATGGCAAGAACTAAAACAAAAGTCGGCGCACTTTCAATCGCTGATATGCGAAAGCTTATTAATAAGAAAGCTGGAATGAACGTCGCGCATAATTTAAAAGAAGATAGTCCTACAATTGTAAAGGATTGGATCCCTACAGGATCTAGATGGCTTGACAGTATTATCTGCCGAGGTCAATTGGCTGGTATTCCAACTGGAAAGATTGTGGAGATCGCTGGCTTAGAGGCAACCGGTAAATCTTACATGGCCGCACAAGTTGCTGCGAACGCACAGAAGATGGGAATTGATGTTGTATATTTTGATTCCGAGTCTGCCATTGATCCAGGCTTTTTGGAAAAGGCCGGCTGTAATGTTGACAATATTCTTTATGTTCAGGCAACTTCTGTTGAGTTCGTGTTGGAGACCATTGAGGAATTGCTTGGCTCTAACGAAAATAGAATGCTCTTTATCTGGGATTCTTTGGCCTTGACACCAGCCGTCTCTGACGTGGAAGGAGACTTTAATCCTCTTTCCTCCATGGCTGTAAAAGCACGAATTCTAGCAAAGGGAATGTCAAAGCTTACAGTACCGATTGCCAATAGTCAATCAACATTCTTGGTCCTGAATCAGCTTAAAACAAATATTACAAGAAATGTATCAGAAGCGATGACTACGCCCTACATGACACCCGGCGGAAAGGCTATGATCTATGCTTATTCGCTACGGATTTGGCTTACAGGTCGTAAAGCAAAGAATTCTTTTGTTATGGACGAAAAAGGCTATCGCATTGGTTCAGAAGTTAAAGTTAAGCTTGAAAAGTCTCGCTTTGGAACTCAAGGGCGGCAATGTAACTTTAAGATTCTTTGGGGAGAAAGTGTTGGCGTTCAAGATGAGGAAAGTTGGCTTGAAGCAATTAAGGGCTCTAAAAGCTTAAAGCAATCTGGAGCATGGTACGAATTGTGCTATGATGATAATGATTGTGAGAAGTTCCAAGGCTCCAAGTGGAGTGAGAAGCTTAAGAATGAAAAGTTTCGCACTCGCGTGTTAGAAATTATGGATGAAGAAATCATTCGCAAGTTTGACAACAGAACAGGAAACGCCGAAGACTTTTACGAGGAAGAATAAAAAAATGATTTTTTGCTTCACAGATGCGCGCATTTGTGTTATAATTTAGTTAACCACAGGGAGGCATGGGTCTACAGATGCCTCAGATTTTGTCTATAAAAGAGATGGGCCGATAAAGATGGTCAAGATATTTCAAAGGAGAATAATAATGACAAAGATAACATTAAAAATGAAAGGGCAGAATGTCCTTACAAATGGCGAGGGTGTGCATGATGCTTATATCGTTCCCACCCCCGACCATGGTTTAGATCAGATACCAGCTGGTCCGAATCCGAGAGATTTAGATGTGAATTCGACAAAAGGTAAGGCTATTGAAGCTAGTTATGGGAAAGGTGACAATAAGTTTCTCATTAAGAATGGGGGCATGCAAATCATTATCGATGATGGCTCTCTTGAGATTGAAGATGGCTATCTTACGTTTACTTGTGGCGAACCCCACTCTGGCCACTATGACGGACAACACACACAGGCCGCAGTCACCAATGTAGTGACCGAGAACGGCGAATTGAATAATTGTGTAAAAATTACCTTTATCGAACGGAGTTGTTTTGATGACATGGCTGATATCCGTGGAGCTGCCACTGCTTGGAATAGTCGAACGAGTCAAAAAGCCCGCAGCGAATATAATATTATGGGCTCTTTTGATGAGTTAAAAGTTAACATTTCACCTCGGTATCTCAACAACATCGGCTGGAAAGAAAACCAACGAGGCGATAACGGCAACAAAATTCAATCCGAAAACGAGGTTCAACAGTTGTTGCGACTATTGGCGACATTTCTTCCTTTGACCTATGAAAACGGAATGGATGTATCTTCGATTGCTAAACTTGCGAAAGGAGGAGAGAATCCTGCCATGAAATTAGCAACAAAAGAGCCATATTTAAAATACATGGACGCAACCTATAAACATGCAGATTTCTGTTTGGAATTGTCCGACTTTATTCAACTCTCTTTGCGCAATGTTTTAAGCGAGGATTTGTTTAACGAATTTGCGCTTATTAAGCAATCGAGTAAAGCACAATTAAAAAAGCCAGTTTCAAAGCGCAGTTTTCACAGCCAAAGCCTGTTTAATGGTGAAGGTAGTGTGAGGGGTGCCCTGGACAAAGATTGGCTCCCTTTGTTCATGTATGCTATAGTTAATGCTTCTTTTGAATATGATGCCGCTAGAGGAGAATTCACGCAGAAGTACACCATTAACGAAGCCAAGGCCATATGGCTAGAATGCGGCCGCGAGGTTTTGGAGCTTTTCAATAATGAGTTTACTGCTAACTTTACGTCAATTTATAAGTCACGAAAGTCCGACTTTGTTAATCAGCCCTCTAAGTGGACACAGATTGCTAATATGGTGCTCAAAGCTATCAGCACTGGAGCATGGCGCAATCGCCTCGTAACTGAGCTACTTGAAGCAGCTTAATCTAATAACCGCAGGGAGGCATGGGTTTACAGATGCCTCAATCTTTCATCAACTTGGCACACCACTTGCATATTATAACACCACAGGAGGAAAGCAATTATGAATGCTTGTATTTTATTTATTCTTTTTAGTGGTGGTGGGTATGTCACACCAGGATGTTTTACACCACATGGTGAGTTGTTAGAGCCACACGAT